ACTTTGCTCTTTCTATCCAACCACCGCGAAGCTGGAGGTCCAGCTTTTCACCAATGGCGTGAGGCTCCCCAATAGGGCGATGGAGAACACCGCCGTCGGAGACCTGACCGACTATGTAAATTACATGATGTCCGAGATGGTCACGAACGAGCTGAACCAGCAGAATCTCTCCATGATGGTGGCCGGGCCCGTTCAGGATGTGACCGCAATCATCAACGATACTTCCTATGAGTACCGGGCCCTGGTGGAGTTCGACATCAGCTTCACCGTGGCCGCCGTCGGCTTTGCCGGGGTCCTGGATGAGTCCAGCATCAAGATAGACCAGCCCGCCCCCGGCCCCGATCCTGGAGAACCTGAAGAACCCGGCGGACCCGGGACGCCTGTTGACCCGGGCACACCGGACCAGCCCATTGATCCTTCCATCCCGGGCCAGGTACTCCCGCCCCATATTGAACCCGAGTGGACTCCCACGGGAAGCGGCGGCAGGAACAAGGAAATTGCCGAAAAACGTACCGGGTATTTCACTGAGGTTGAAGTCACCGAAACGAAAAGGAGGAATCCGAATTGAGTAATAATCTGAGCAGGATTGCGGACATCACCATTGAGCTCCAGAGTGTTGTCAGCAGCGGTGCCAACTTCGACACCATCCTGATTGTCGGGCCGGGCCCCAAAGAGCCGGGCAAGACTCCCCCGCCCGACGTTGGCGTTTACTATGGCCTGGATGAGGTGAACGAGGTCGGCTGGGTGTCTGAGGGCGCTGACGCTGACCCCGTGGGCACCGCCGCCCGGGTTGCCTTCAGCCAGACCACGAAGCCCTCCCAAATCTTCATCGCGGTACAGCAGCCCGCATCCGCCGCTGAGGAAGCTGACACCGGGGAAGAGGCCGGCGGCACCGAGGGGAATCCCGTTGCCCCGGTCGATCCCACCGCGCTGGAGTCTCCCAATCTGACCCTGAGCCGCGCCGAGGAGGCTGAGACCGGGTGGTACGTCGCCCTGGCCGCCGGCATCCCCGAGTCCGATCTGGAGATCATGGCCGAGTGGACCGAGAGCCGCGAGAAGATGTTCGGGTATGCCTATGCTGACCCCAACAACAACCCCGTTTCCAGCATCTACTACCGCTCCTTCGGTGTTTGCTATGGCGAGAACCCCAAGACCATTCCCGCCGACCGCTGTATGCACGTCGCCGTCGCAGTCCGCTTCCTGTCCTATCCCACCGGCTCTGAGACCTGGGTGAACAAGTCCCTGGCTGCGGTCAATATCTCCAAGTTCACTTCCACCGTCATCAATGCCCTGGAGAAGGACCCCGCCAGCTACTACATCAAGATCGGTAACACCGGCCTGGTGCAGGGCGGCAAGGTCCGGGCCGGGGAGTGGATCGACGTGATCCGGTTCCGCGACTGGCTGAAGAATGATATGCAGCTCCGCATCATCAACACCATCGTGAAGAACAGCAAAATCCCCTATACCGACAAGGGCATCGGCATCATCCACAACCAGATGATTGCCAGCCTGAAGGAGGGGGTCCGCCGGGGTGGCATCTCTGAGGACGCCTACGATGAGGAAGATAACCGCATCCCCGGTTACATCACCTCTGTACCCCTGGCGGCGAACCTGACCGATGAGCAGAAGGCGTCCCGGAAGCTGATCGGCTGCAAGTTTTCTGCCATCCTGGCCGGGGCCATCCACGTTGTCAAGGTGAATGGCGCCCTGGTCTATTCCTACTGAGGAGGTAACGTGCCATGAGTAAAGCAGGAAAGTTGAAAACCTATGACCCCAAAAAGGTTTTGATTGCCGTGGGTTCCCACTCCGTCTCCGGTTACGCTGATGACAGCTATGTGAGCGTTGAGCCCTCCGGGGACGGCACCACCAAGAAAACCGGGTGCGACGGCGAGATCGTCCGCTCCATGAGCCCGGATCACAGCTTCGTGGTCAAGGTCACGCTGCTCCAGACCAGCGACAGCAACTCCTACTTTCAGAACCTTTACAACCGCGACCAGGAGACCGGCGACGCCATTGAGCCCATCATGGTCCATGATTTGATGGGCGGCCTCCTGTTCAGCGCCGACCAGGCGTGGGTCCCGAAGCCCGCGAACCGGGTCCGGGGCAAGGAAGCCACCAACAATGAGTGGGAAATCCACACCGGCATCGGTGAGATTACCGAGTAAGAAAGTGAGGATCAGGAATGAGACAGTTTAAGCCCACCATCAAGACCATCGGTGAAAACCGATTCTATATCCGCCCGTTCCCCGCTTTCACCGCCGCCAAGATGACCGGCGACCTGGCCGCCGTGGCGGCCCCCGCCCTGGCGGCCATCGCCCCGGTAGCCGTGAAATATTCCGGCAACAAGGGTGCTGCCGGCGATAAGCGGACTCTGGACACGGACATTTCCGATCTGGCCCCCGCCTTGCAGGGGGCCTTTTCCGGGCTCTCCGGCGACAAGCTGGAATACCTCTGCCGGGAGCTGCTGGTGGCCCACGGGAATGTGTCCGTGTCCCCTGGCGGCGATGACTCCGATAACAAACTTCTGGATGAGGACGCTGTGAACGAGCTGTTCTGCGGCGGCCTGGATGAGATGTTCATGCTCATCTTCGAGGTCATCAAGGTCAACTTCTCCGGTTTTTTCAAGAAGCTCGCCGCCCAATATGGGCTGGGCGGCGAGCAAGGGACGGCGGAACCCCCGAGTACAGCAAATACGGCTCCCTTGACCTGAGCCAGTTTAGCGAACTGGAGATGAGGATGTATGTCCTCATCAAGGCGCGGCTGGCCTCCATGCAGGAGCTCAAAGAGGTTTACACCCTCGATGAGGCCCTGAAGCTATTTGCCCTTTATGAGATGGATAACGACGTGGAGGCCGGCCGCCTGGAAGAGATCAGAGCAGGAGGTGACAGCCGTTGACCATCCGTGAGCTGCTGGTCGGACTTGGATTCAAGATCAATGAGGAATCTGAGCGCCAGGCCGAGCAGGGCATCAGCGACCTCAAAGACAAAGCGACTCAGCTCCTCGGAGCTATTGGCATCGGCTTTTCCCTCGTTGGGCTGAACGCTATCTCTGAGGAGTTTTCCACCGTCAACACTATGATAAACCAGGCCACACAGGCCATGGGGGATCAGAAAGAAATCCAGCGCAAAATCCTGGATGCCGCCAACGCAACCCGGTCCAGCTACTCCGACACGGCGAAGATCGTTTCCAACCTGGTCCAGGAAAATTCTGAGCTCTTCGGCACCGTCGATGAGGCAATCGCCTTCAATAATGCTGCTACCCAGCTATTCAAAACCGCCGGCAAGACCAATGACCAAATAGCGGGGCTGATGGAATCTATCAACAAATCCTTTGCGAAGGGCAAGGTTGACAGTGAGACAATCAGCCAACTGCTGGAGCAGTCCCCGGAGGCGGTGGCTCTGCTGAACAAGCGCCTGGGCTCCACCACGGATCAGCTTGAACAACTGGCGTCTGAGGGCAAAATCTCCCTGGCGGACCTGAAGGCCACCTTCGTTGACAGCGCGGATGAGATCGGGGCCGCTTTTGCGAACACCAAGTACAACATCACCGATGCGCTACTGAACATCCGAAACCAGTGGGGCCAGTGGGTTGCCAGTATGGATGAGACCCTGGGCATTTCCACCGCCATCGGGACCACGATGGTCCGGGGCTTCAACATGGTAATGGATGTGCTCCGCAAGGTGCAGACCCGGATCGAGTGGCTGTCGGATAAGCTGGGCGGGACAGATAAGCTCCTCCGCTTGGTAGCTATCACGGCGGGGGCGCTATTTGCCGCCTTCAATTTCAGCAAGATCACATCCGGGCTCCAATCCATCCTGAAGCTGGCGAGTGGAATCAACCTAAAGACCATCGCCATCGTCGCCGTCATTATCCTGCTGGCCCTCCTGGTGGAGGACTTCATCAAGTTCTTGCAGGGCGAGGACAGTATGATCGGCTCCCTCTTCGACGGGGCCGGGATCGGTGCGGAGAACGCCAGACAGGCAATCTTCAAAGCGTGGGAGGCCATCACCTCATTCCTGGGCAAAACCTGGGAAGTCATCAAGGGGGTGGCCCTCTCCATTTTTGGTGCCCTTCAGGACTGGTGGGCGGAACACGGCGAAGCTGTGCTCAAAGCCTTCCGCATGGTGTGGGACACCATTAAGAACCTGCTGGCCGCTGCCTGGAACCTGATTAAGAACCTCGCAATATCCATATTTGGCGGCCTGACCCGCTTCTGGCAGGATCACGGGGAGCAGATCAAGAGTGCTCTTTCTGCTGCATGGAACGCGGTCAAAACGATCCTCACCACCGTCTGGACCGCGATAAAGACCGTGGCGACCACGATCTTCGGCGGGCTCCTGAAGTTTTGGGAGAAACACGGGGAACAGCTCAAAACGTCCTTCTCCAACATCTGGAACGGGGTCAAGCAGATCATCTCCGGTGTGTGGAACGCGATAAAGGCCATCGTTCAGGCCGCTTGCACCATCGTCGGCGCCATCATCAAAACGGTGTTCGGCGCGATCAAGGCGTTTTGGGATACCTGGGGCGGCACCATCATTGCCTATTTCTCAGGCGTATGGGAAACCATAAAGGCGGTGTTCGGGGCCGCCATGGATGTGCTGGCGGACCTCTTCGCCATCTTCTCAGACCTGTTTTCGGGTAACTGGTCACAGCTATGGGAGGATGTGAAAACGCTCATCTCCGATGTGTGGAATGGGATCGTCAATATTGTCACAACGATTCTGGAGGCCCTTTGGAATGTCATCTCCAGCGTGTTCAACACGATATGGGAAGGCATCACCACCACCGTCGGCAACATCAAGGACTCCATCGTGGACGGCTTCCAGGCGGCCATAGACTGGATCACCGGGCTGCCCGCGCAAGCTCTCCAATGGGGCGCTGACATTATCGGCGGAATAGTGGACGGGATCAGGGGGGCAATCGGTAAGGTCGGGGACGCCGTGAAGGACGTGGCCGACAAGATCAAATCCTTCCTGCATTTCTCCGTCCCGGACGAAGGCCCGCTGACCGACTACCAGAACTGGATGCCGGACTTCATGGGCGGCCTGGCCGCCGGGATTGAGAAGGCTGCCCCCAAGGCGATCTCTGCCGCTGAAGCTGTCGCCGGGAAACTCGCCAGCAGCTTGAACATCGAGGTCCCGGACAATAGCTCCGCCGTTGAAACCCTCACCAACAGGCTGGGGAGCGCGGTAAAGGACTTCGCCCCCAAGGCTGCCCTGACTCTTAAATCCCTGACCGGCGACATCAGCCTCATCGCGCAGTCGGCGGTCGCATCCCCCAATACCGCTCAGACTTCCATTGGAGGAAGCACCAGCAAGGTCATCACGCAGAACGTCAACATCAGCAACCAGTTCAACGGGGACCGCGCCGGACAGCAAAAATCCTCTGAGGCGATGGACAAGGCCACAGGTGATTCCACCGAGGAGCTTGCCCGCGCCCTTCAGTATGCGAGGTGACGCCTATGCCAAGACGGCCAATAGCGCCTGTCAGCGTGGCGGGGATCGAGTTCCCGGCCATGCTCGACGAAACGCAGACCTATACCTCCAGCATCCCGGACTATCCCGTTGAGACCGGATTTACCGTCAGTGACAGCATTATCATCCAACCAATGGAGCTGCCGCTGACGCTCCTTCTCAGCGACACTCCCCTGACCTGGCGCGGCCGGGTCCGATCCATGGCTGAGGCCGAGAGTATGCTAAAGGAGCTGTACTTCAGCAAGACCCCGTTCTCTGTCACCACCCCCAGCGGGACCTTTGACAACATGGGCATCACGTCCATGAACATCAAACGGAGTACGGAGACCGGCTACAACAAGGAAGTTTCCCTCAGCCTGAAGCAGATACCCGTCACCGAGTCCAAAACCACCACGATCCCTGACAGCTACGGCAAGAGCGGGGCAACCGGGGCCAACGCTGGGACGGCCTCCACCTCCACCGGTAGCACCGGCGGCTCAGGCGGCTCAGGAAGTTCCGGCGGGGGCGGATCGGGGGGCTCCAAGGGCTCCAGCGGAGGGAAGTCTGGCTCTATCCTCTACAACCTGGCAAACTCCGCCGGGCTGCTATGATCCGAAAGGAGGACAGCGTGGATTACATCAGCATTTCCGTTCCCGATATGAACGATAGCTTTTCCCGCGTTGTCCTGGGCGGGACCTCCTACCAGATGCGTTTCACATGGAACGATACTGCCGGCCGCTGGATGTGGGGAATCTACACAGCGGACCGCACCCCCATTGTTGAGGGTGTGCGGATCGTGCCCAGCCTCCCCCTAAACCTGTTTGTCGGACGCCCTGGCCTCCCGGCTGGGGCGTTCGGCGTTATCACTGAGCTGGAGGCGGTCGGGCGGCGGGACTTCATCGAAGGAAACGCACAATTCGTCTTTATCCCCGCGCAGGACACGAAAAAGTAGCCGTCCTACGGATTGTCCTATGGACAGTCCGTGGACAGTCCGTAGGACAGTCACCGTGACAATCCGGTGTAACCAGTACCATAACCATAACCATAACCATAACCAGTACCATATACCATTACCATTTTCCCCTCTTAACAGAGGGGAAAATAAGGGCGCTCCGCGCCCCCGCGCACCCCCCGGAGGTGAAACTGTGAAAAATTTTGACCGCCAATACCGGCTGGCCGCCGGTAAGCCTGGGGCTCCCGGATTTGAGATCGGGGATACAACCCCATACACGCTCCACATCGCCTTCTCCATCCAGAAGCAAGAGCTGGAGAGCAGCAACACGGCGAAGGTCTCTGTCTGGAACCTGAACAAGTCCCACCTTGCTACTCTGGAGGAAGAGGGCTGCTTCCTGACCCTGAAGGCGGGGTACGGGAGCACCCTGCCGCTGATCCTCGCGGGGGATGTGTCCTTCTCCAAGTCCAAGCCGGACGGCGCCAACGTGCTGACCGAAATTGAGGTGGTGGACGGGCTGGCCGCGATCCGGGACACATGGGTATCTGTTTCCTATGCCGGGACCGTCAACACAAAGAAGATCATGGATGATGTGGCGACTCAGATGGGCGTTACCGTGTCCTACTCCTACAACGCGGAGTTTGCGGACATCCCCAATGGATATTCCTTCGTCGGCCAGGCGAAGGTAGCCCTCAGCAAGGCTTGTACTGTGAGCGGCCTGGAGTGGTCCATCCAGAACGGCATCCTCCAGGTCAAGAAACCGGGGGACGTGATGAGCAAGGAAGTATACCTACTCAGCGCGGACACCGGCCTCATAGGCTTCCCTGAGCGGGTCCAGGTAAGCAATTCGGACTCCGACGGGAAGAACCAGGTCGGCTATGACATTGAGTACCTGATGAACGGCGCGATAGGTATAGGGGATTATGTGAAGCTCGACAGCAAAATTGTCTCTGGATTCTTCCGCATCGCTACCCTGGACATCGACGGCGATAATCTGAGCGGCGACTGGAAGTGCAAGGCCAGGGTCCTGGAGGTGGCAGGATGAACGGCCAAGGGCAGTTTGTTGAACAGGTGAAAGAGACCGTGAACACCTTGCTGGCCCAGGTCCATACCTGCGTCCCGGGAAAGATCGTGTCCTTCGACCCGGCGACATGCCAGGCCACGGTCCTTCCCTCTATGAAGATCAAGAAGCCAAACGGTGAGAAGATGGATTACCCTCAGATCACCGGCGTCCCCGTGGTGCTGGTCCAATGCTACGGCCAGGGAGCGACCGTCGCCTACCCGATAAAGCCGGGCGACGGCTGCATGATCTTCTTTTCTGAGCAAGCCCTGGATCAATTCCTCTATGAGCGCGACACAAAAACAGACCTCCACTTTGACCTGACCAACGCTGTGGCGCTGGTCGGGATTTTTGCGAAAGCCAACCCCATCATGCAGGAGGCGTGTAGCCAAAATGCCATCATCGTGGATGTGAAGGGGACCCGGATCACGGTGAAATCCGGCAAGGTGCAGATCGACGCGGCGGAGGTCATCATCAACGGCAATACCACGGTCAACGGAAACTTCACCACCCGGGGCGGTATTGTCAACCTGAATTGACACAAGGAGGTGGCCCCTATGAACGCTACTCGGCAAGGTGACTGCTGCACCGGCCACGATTCCTGCCCCCCGGTCCCCCTAGTGGAGTTCAGCCCGGATGTGAATATCAATGGGCGCGGCGCGGGCCGGGTCGGAGACCATTATGCCTCCCATGGCTGTGTTGCCCACCCTGGACACCAGGATGTTATTTCCGCCGGGAGCTCCACGGTATCTATCAATGGTCGCCCCGCCGGCCGGGCGGGGGACAGCGTATCCATCGGCGGCTCCGTCCGGGACGGAAGCGGCGATGTTTTTATCGGGGGGTGAAGCTGGTGTATGACCTGAAGTTGACCAACTCTGGAGACCTGGAGATCAGCGAGGACGGCGATGTGTCCCTCACTCAGTCGGTCCGCCAGGCGGTACTAATCCGCTTGCGGTGGCTGTTCGGGGAATGGCGCTTTGCTCCTGAGAATGGCGTCCCCTACTTCCAGAAGATCATGGTGAAGAACCCGGACATCCCCCGGATCAAACAAATCATCCGCGCTGAGATCATGGGCGTGGAGGGGATGGTCGATGTTAAAAACCTTGCGGTCGGAATCGACAGCGAGAGCCGGACGGCCCGGATCACCTTTGACGGATATGCCGACGGCGAAAATTTTAGTGAGGAGGTGATGGTGAGTGCCTGAATACGGAATCACTGAAACAGGGCTGCGCATCAAGCGGCTCGATGTCATCCTGGATGAGATCAATGCCGACCAAACCGCCGGTTTTGGGGTGAAAATCGGCACAAACCAGCGTTCCTTCCTGAACGTGCTGAACACCAGCTTTGCGGATAAAATCGCGGAGCTATGGGAGTTCGGGGCGGAGATTTACCATAGCTTGTCCCCGATGTCTGCTGAGGGAGCCGCCTTGGACAATGCGGTGCAGTTCGGCGGGAACAGCCGGGAGAAGCCCAAGAGCACCTACTACCCGATCCATTGCGAGTGTACTGAGGGCATCACCCTGGACGAAAACACGCTGATTGAATCGAACACCAACCCGGCGATCAAGTTCCTCTCTGCGGACCGGCAGACAATTTCCAGGTCCAATTTCAACCGGGCGAAGGTGAAAGTGGTCTCTATCCAGCCTGGGGAAGCCTACACGGTAGCCCTGAATGGGGACCTATTCTCATACTCCTGCAAGGACACGGACAGCGCAGAGGCGATTCTAGGCGGCCTCCAGGCCATGATACAAGGGGCGGATGACGGCGAGTTCACCGCTGAGGTGGATGAAGAGGCCGTGGTCCTGAAGATTGAGGCCAAAGAGGTCCAGTCCTATAATTCCATGCTGCTGACCGACAACCTGACCACGGAAAGCGTGACGGCTATCATCAACTTCGCCAGCGCGGAGGCCGGGGAAGTTACCCTCCCCAACAATGCCATTACCAAAATCGTCACCGCGCCGACCGGGTTCCTGAGCTGCACTAACCTGTGCGGCTACATCTCCGGCCGGCTCCTGGAGACCGACGTGGAGCTGAGGCAAAGCTACATCGACAAGATATTTAACCGGTCCACCCGCATGACGGATAGTATCCGATCTGCGATCCTCGCCAACTGCCAGGGGGTAGACGCTTGCAAGGTCTACGAAAACGACTCCAACGTGGTGGACGCCGCCGGGCGCCCACCGCACAGCGTTGAAGTGGTCGTGGACGGCGGAAGCAATACCGACATTGCCACGCAAATCCTGGCTACGAAGTCCGGCGGCATCAACACCTACGGCAATATTACCGTGGAAGTCCCGGGCGAAGATGATGATACCGTTGAAATCCACTTCAACCGTCCGGTATATATCTACCTCTGGTTCAAGGTGGCGCTGACCATTGGAAAGGCATCCTCCGTCCCTGCGAATTATGCAGAGCTGGTGGAGGCGGCGATCTCCCGGGCTATGGACGCGATGGGCACCGGCGATGACGTTGTTCCGCAACAGTTCCTCGCCTCCATCTATGCCCAGGTCCCCGGGATCAGCTATATCGACATCTCGGTGTACCAGACCAAAAACGGCTCAGAGGGCAAGCCCTCTCAGTACCCGGACAAGAGCGTGGTGGTCTCCCCCCGTGAACGGGCTGTGACCAGTCCGACCCGGATTGAGGTGTCGCTGAATGGTTGATTTTGTTTATGCTGAGAAGCTGGAGGACGATCTGCTGACACAGTTTCGGGGGCAGAAGAACAACACCGCGATCATGCGATCCTATGCCAGGCAGCTCCAGGAGGTCTATGCCTTCCTGAAGTCTCTCCTGTCCCTGCTGGACCTCGATACTTGTACCGGGCCCCAGCTTGACCTCATCGGTGAGATTGTCGTGCTCTCCAGGTATGATGCGCGGGTCATCGTGGGGGACGCCTATGAGGGGCAAATCCTGGACGATGACCTGTACCGCAAGATTATCAAGTACAAAATCCTCAAAAACACCAGCGATTGCACCTATTGGTCCATTATGAAGGGCATCAAGATGTTTTGGGATAAGCCCCTGTACTACCGAGAGGACCCCGAGCAACCGGCGGTGATGATCCTGGAGACCGGGGTGCTGGCCCCTGAAGATCACGCTGAGGACCTGTTCAGCGTCCCGATCATAAAGGCGGGCGGCGTTGGCATCCACCTGAGAGCGACAACAGAGACCCCGCCCTTCGAGCCGGACCTTCACATTACCCCGGTGCTGGGCCGGGGCATGGCAATTACAGAGCTCCCCGAGCTGGAGCCAGAAATGCCGGACCTATCCCTCCGCGTCACCCCGGTGCTGGGCAGAGGTATGGCCGTCACAAAACTGCCAGTTCTGGAACCAGTGTTTGAAGAAGCCAACACCGTCGCTTACATCGGGGCCGCCGCCCCCGGGTCCATCATGGAGACCCGGCTGCCGCCCCTTCCTGAGTTTGATACTGAAATCCCTGCGGCCGTGGATGGCCGCGTTTTTGTTGCTCTCCACGGGAGCATCATCGAAACAAGACTGCCTGAGCTGAAGGAGGAAATTGTATGAGCCCGATGATAAACGATCCCATGAACCCCACCCTTGCAGGGACCTATGGCTGCACCATCCCCCGGCGGGGCCGGGCCCTGATTGCTAAGATCATGGCCGCCAAAATGCCGCTGACCCTCACCCGCGTGATGGTGGGCTCCGGGTCCTGCCCTGAAGGACTGTTCCCTGGGGACCTAGAGGACCTGGTGGAACCGGTGGCCGCCGCCACCTCCAACGAGCCTATGTATGACGGCGACACCGTTCACATGACGGTGGAATACCGGTCCGACCTGAACGGCGGCCTGGACCGTGGATTCTGGATCAGGGAGTTTGGCGTGTTTGCCCGCGACCTGGACGGGGAAGAGGTCATGCTGTACTACGGGACCCTTGGTGACTACCCTCAGTGGGTGAGCGCCTATTCCAACAATGGCATCGACACCCGCCGGTTCCCCATCAGCATCACCGTCGGCGAGGGCGCCACCGTCATCATCGACTACTCGCCGGAGGCGTTTATGACCGCCGAGGACGTGTCCCAGTATTGCGTGGTGGTCATGCTCCCGCAGTTCCTGGCCGAAGCCCAGAAGCTCATCGACGCCCACAATGCGGACGCTGAGGCCCACCCCGCCATCCAGAACCTGAGCGCGGCCCTGGACTCCCGGCTGTCCCTGCTGGAGCTGATGTATAACACCGATGTCAGCGGGAACCCGTTCACCGTTACCTTCGAGTCGCTGACGGGCCTGGTCGCTACCGGCGTCTGGAACGCCACGCAGAAGAGGCTGGAGTTCTGATGAAAAATGAGCTCATCAACCTGTCTCTCCCGCCTGGAGAGCTGTCCTGCCTGGTAGGAAACCTGTTCGCTGAGCTGGAGCCTCCCTGCGGTCAGGACCTGGACCCGGAAGGGCTCATACTGTGCGGCCGGACCCCGGCGGGCCGGGAGGCCATGCTGCTGATTTGCCGGGACCGGTGTACCTTCATCGGCTGCCCGGAGGACCTGAACGCTGCCAGAAACGGCAAGTGCCCGAACCGGAGGTGTCAGTATGGCAGATAAAGAATACGTCCTGGGGAACAAAGCCAGGGAGCTGGTGAAGTACACCATTCAGGCCACAAAGGTCGTGACCGGCGATGTGAGCCAGCGGGATGTCAGGAAAATCCTCCAGAAAGTCGCTGAGCTGGATGACATCCGCGATGTGAAAGCGGTGTGTCAGCAGCTCATCGGCTCCCTGGACCGGACGGAGAAGAAGGGCTTCACGAAGTCCGGCTACCGTGACTATGGCGAGGAAATGCGGAAGGTAGCAAGGAATATCGTCCGCAATATCCACGCCGCCAATGGCAAGATGTTCGTCACGGAGTACGAGGAGCGGCTCCGGCTCATCAATGAGGTCCTGGATGACTGTTCTCTCCTGCTGGAGTACATCCAGATTTGCGTGGACAATGGCTATGTGAGCATTGAGCGCAGCGGTATATGGACCAAGAAGCTCCGGGACGTGCAGTATATGACAATGTCCTGGAGGAAGAACGACGGGGCCAGGGCCAAGAAACTCCGGGAGGAGGCGGCGGCTCAGGCGGACAAGAGGCAGGTCGATGTCGTGAAGACTGCGATCCGCCAAGTGAAGGAGGAACAAAGGCAGGAAGCGTCAATAAAAAAGGCGTTCCAGGAGGGGAGGCCAATCAATTAGGATACACGGCGGGGGCGCCCGCCTGGTATTAGGGTGCGACTCGTTTCTGCCGCCAACTGGTGGCTCCGCTCTCCGTACTGCAACTCCAACAACGGCGCGACGAACGCGTTGAACGTCAACACTAATGGCAACTGGAGTAACAACAACTGCTCCAACGGTGGTTATGCCATTCGCCCGGCTCTGATGGGAAACGAGATGAGTAGGCAGGAGTACCTGCCGAAAACAGTGTACCATCTATCAAAGGGAGTCGCATCTCTGTCGAAAGCCTGCGCGTGGGCGGACGACGAATACATCATACCGAGGCAGGCCGCCCCCGCCAGGGGGCGCAGCTTGCTGCCGTGGGGAAGCGGACCGGTATTAGGCGAAGGGCTGGCTGGAGCTTCCCCTACAAACCCAGCCAGCGGAAGCAAGGGGGAAATTCTTGACCTACGAAGAGATGTGCGCTTTTGAGGTGCTATATAAAGCCTACCTAAGCGCCAGGGAAGGGAAGAGGTCAAAGGCAGGGACAGCTCAATATGAGGCCAACGCCTTGGCCTGTACCGATAAGCTGTCCAGGCAACTGCTGAATAAGACCTATACCCCCAGCAATTTCGAGATTTTCTATGTGTATGAGCCAAAGAAGCGGCTCGTGCAGGCACCGGCATTTGTGGATAAGGTCGTACTCCACGCTGTTACGGATAATGTGCTGTACGATGTAATCACCAGCAGCTTCATCCGGGACAACTACGCCAGTCAGAAGGAGAAAGGAACGCACGACGGCCTGATGCGGCTGAAGCAGCAGATGGTCGAGTATTACCGCAGGGTGGGATCAGCCGACGGGTGGGTCCTGAAATGTGATGTGCGGAAATTCTTTGCTTCAATAGACCACGACATACTGAAAGCCAAGCTGCGGGCCCGTTTCCTGAGACACGGTATAGATATGCAGTTCTATGACCTTTTGTGTATCTACATCGACAAAACGGACGGCCTGCCGCTGGGCTATCAGACCAGCCAGTTATTAGCCCTGCTGTTCCTTGATGAGTTTGACCACTTCATCCAGGAAGAGCTGGGCTATCGTTATTATGGGCGATATATGGACGACTTCCGTGTCATCGCCCGGACGAAGGAAGAGCTCCAGCGGCTCCTGAAGGAAGTAGAGCGGTGGATGGGTGACCTCCGCCTGGAGCTGAACGAGAAGACTGGCATTTTCCCGCTGAGGAACGGCATCGACTTCCTGGGCTTCCACACATACCTGACCGAAACCGGCGGCGTGGTGCAGAAGCTCCGCAGGGAAAAGGTGAACGACATCCGCGCCAGAGTAAAGTATTGGAAAAAAGCGTACCCGGCGGGGGAAGTAACGAAAGAAGCCATCATCAAAGGCTTCGAGGGGTGGGACGCTCATGCGGCCCACGGTGACACCTACGCATTACGGCAAAAGTACGCTGCCAAGGTGGGCGAGATTATCGGGGTGGAAATCAAACCGCACCGGAAAATTAACTCGACCAATGTGGTCCGCGCAAAGCGGAGGTTGAAGCAGGAGCGGTGTATCCGCAGGAAGAGAGGTGAGGCGCTGCCCCAGGCGGCCCCGCTCCGCACTGTCCCGCTACCTGACGACGTACCGCCGTGGATGTAGATTTTCAACAGGAGGTTTTATCAATGGCATCGGTTGCCCTTAGCAACAAAACCATCGGCAGTATCGTGAAGCTGAAGGTCAACGGCACTCTGCGGGACTTCATTGTGGTCCACCAGGGGAAGCCCTCGGCTCTGTATGACGCGAGCTGCGATGGAACCTGGCTGTTGATGAAAGACTGCTATGAGGCCAAAAGGTGGCATAGCAGCAACGTCAACGATTATGCCAACAGCGAAATCAACAGCTACCTGAACAGCACGTTCCTGAACCTGATCGACGCCAACATCCGAAATCAGATTAAGCAGGTGAAGCTCCCGTACCGCCCCGGCAGCGGTGCGAATCCCACGCCCATCAACAGCGGCGCCAATGGCCTCTCGGCCAAGGTGTTCCTGCTGTCCGGCCCGGAAGTGAACTGGACTTCGAGTACGCACTCCTATATCCCGAATGATGGTGCGTGTCTGGCTTACTTCTCCGGCTGTGCCACGACCGACAGCAAGCGTATAGCCAACCTGAATGGTTCGGCCGCCATCTGGTGGCTCCGCTCTCCGTACTGCCACTCCATCAACGGCGCGTCGAGCGCGTTGTACGTCGGCACTAATGGCTACTGGAGTCTCAGCGGCTGCTCCTACGGTGGTTGTGCCATTCGCCCGGCTTTGGTACTTCCCTCTTCTCTCTTGGTCTCTGACGACGGCTCCGTAAACACGAACACGGCTCCGACAGCGCCCAGCAGCATCTCCGTCCCCAGCAGCATCCAGGGCGGCAGCACGATCACCGTGAGCTGGGGTGCCAGCACCGACAAGGAGAGCAACCTGGAGGGGTACATCCTGGAGCGCAGCACCGACGGCGGAAAATCCTGGTCCCAGGTGTACCAGGGCAGCAGCCGGAGTACGACCAACACGGTGGCTTTTGGCACCGCCAGCGTGATGTACCGGGTAAAAGCCTATGACAGCGAGGGGCTGTCCTCGGCCTACAAGACCAGCAACCAGGTAACGGTCACGAATAACAACGCGCCCACCGCGCCGCCCAGTATCACGGTCCCGAATACCGTGTTGGGCGGCGCGACGCTTACCGTGACCTGGGGCGCGGCCAGCGACGTGGACGGGAACCTGGCCGGGTACAGCCTGGAACGGGAGGTGGACGGCAGCGGCCAGTGGGGGGTGGTCTACACCGGCAACACCCTGAGCTATACCGATACCATCACGAAGGGCTGGGCCAGCGTGAAGTACCGCGTCCGGGCCTACGACAGTAACAACGCATACAGCGGCTATACTGAATCTCCGTCCCGCCCGGTGAACAACAACACAGCCCCGGAGATTTCCTGCGCCTCCCCCAGCGGGAGTGACCTGGGAACGAAGGACGCCGGCTTCAGCCTGTCCTACACGGTGTCCGATGTAGACGGCGATGAGGTCTCCGTGACTGAGGCCATCGACGGTTCGGTGAAGCGGACCTTCACGGTGGCCCTGGGCACTTCCAACAGCTTCAAAGTCACCGGCGAGTATTTTATGAAGCTGCTGAACGGCGACCACACCATGACCATCACCGCCAATGACGGGAAGTCCTGCACGGTCCACACCCTGACCTTCAAGAAGGAGGTCACCGGCGCCACTGTGACGCTGGAGGCCCCCATGGAGGCGGACGCGGCCATCACCATCTGCGTTTTGTCCGTGGCCGGATTCATCCCGGCAGATGCCCACTACACGGTGGAGGTCACGAACAACGCTAAAGACGATGCCCCGATATGGGAGGACTGCACCACTGAGGTAAAGAGCGGGGCGAACCACATTTTCGAGAACAAGACCGCCGCCAATGGCTTTGCGTTCAACTTCCGGGTCACGGCAGAGCGCGGGGCCAGCGGTGAGGGCGGCTACATCAATTCTGTACAGGGAGGTTTCCAGTAATGGGACTGAATGTAATCAGGAAGGATTCTGTGAAAGAGAAGCAGAAGGAAAAGACCCGGAAGCAGCTCCAGGAGGAGAACGAGCAGCTCCGGGCCAAGGTGGAGGAGCTGGAGGGACAGCTCACCGACACGCAGATGGCTCTCTGCGATGTGTACGAGCTGCTGGAAGGCGGTGAGGGGTAATGGCAAAGGTGTACGCTGACCTGATCCGCAAGGGACTGAAGAAGCTCAAAGACGTTCCGGCCCGTCTCCGGGCCGATGTCGAGGCGCTGCTGAAGGAGACCGACCATGAGTAGGCTCCGGGAGTGGCTGCTGAAAGTCTTGCTCAGGAAGGAGGTGCAGACCATGGCCGTTGTGTATGCTACCCTGATTGTCAAGGGCAAGAAGACCCTTGAGCAGGTGCCAGCCAAACTCCGTGAGGAGGTGGAGGACATCCTGGAGGCCCTGGAGGTCAAGGTCTGATAGGCCAGCGCATGGGGCGCACCGCTTCGGTGGTGCGCCCTCATTCTTTCTGAAGGAGATGAAATGTCATGGTAATCGAGCTTTCTATCGGTGAGTTGGTCACGCTGCTGGGCATCCCCACCGCTATCACGGCTTTTTGCTTCTGGATGCTTCAGCGCCGGATCACCAAACGGGATGCCGCTATGGAAGTCCGGGAGAAAGCCCGTGAGAAGAATGAGGTGCTACTGATTAAGAGTACCGGAGCCGCAATCGCACTGGGAGAGGCCACGGCGGAGGCCATGCAGCGAATCCCGGACGCACACTGTAACGGCGATATGAAGGCCGCCCTGGAGTACGCCCGCAAAATCAAGCATGAGCAGAAGGACTTTTTGACCGAGCAGGGAATCCAGGCCCTTTACTGAGGAGGCGGAAGCGTGAAAACGATCCTGATTGCCGCCGGCGCTCTGGTGGTCGGTATCGCCCTGGGCATTGTGTACTGCGAGGCCACCATCCGACACTTGCGAAAGAGGCTGAAGGAGCTGCGGGCGGGGAAGCCCCCGCCCAGCATCCTGCGGTCAGTGACGCGGTTCCTGTTCGTCACCACGCAGATATGCGCCATTCTCTGGGTGTCGTGGTCCTATGGCATCGCCACCTACTCGACCATCGTGCTGGAGCAGCCGTTCCCGGTTGAGGAGCTGAGCCGCCAGGCCATCATCACGCTCCTGGGCATGAGCGGCCTGAAGGTGGTGGAGAACATCTTCGAGCATAACGAAGGCGTGGTGTTCGGCCAGAGCCGGACTGAAGATGATCCGCCCGATGAGGGCGGAGAAGAAGGAGGAGTCGGATGATGAATACAGAAGAGAAAATCTGGAGTTACCTGAAGGGGCAGGGCCTCACCGACGCTGGCACCGCCGGTCTGATGGGCAATCTCTATGCCGAGAGCGGTCTGAGGGCAAACAATCTCCAGAACAGCTATGAGGGCAAGCTGGGCATGGCTGATGCCGAGTACACCGAGCTGGTGGACAAGGGCAGCTACACCAACTTCGCCCGGGACAGCGCGGGTTATGGCCTGTGCCAGTGGACCTACTGGAGCCGGAAGGAAGCCCTGCTGGCCTATGCGAAGGCCGCAGGGAAGAGCATCGGGGACCTGGAGATGCAGCTTGACTTCCTGATGAAGGAGCTGTCTACCGGCTACATGGTGGTGCTGACCACTCTGAAAACGGCCACCTCCGTTCGGGCCGCCTCCGATGCTGTCATGCTACAGTTTGAGCGCCCGGCAGATCAGAGTGAAACGGCCAAGGCCCGCAGGGCCAGCTACGGCCAGAAGTATTTTGACAAATTTGCTGGAAAGGGGAGCCAGACCGTGAACTTTGTTCCAAGGCTGACCCGGCCCGAGGCCGGAAACAAGTATTACATCACGAAGGCCGCCGGAGGGTACTCCGACGCCGTGAAGGGTAGCCCCACCGATTCAGCTTGCAACGTGCTGGCGAATTGCGTGGGGTACGCCTATGGCCGGTTTAATGAGATC